TTGATGACTTAGGAAGAATCCTTCTAAATCTGCATCATACCCTGCATCAGTAATGCTTAAAGCTGCACTATCAGTTGTTGATAAGGTATAACGTCTATTGTTTCTTTCTGTTAAATCTTCTAATTGAGCGTCTGATGCTGATACAAAGAATCCTAAGTTGTTTGCATCTAGTATACCAACATATATAGTATCACCGTTTTGTATTGGTGAGTAAATTAGTGCGCCGTTGGAGTCGACATCTGTACTACTAATTGTGTTGCCTGTTGCAGGATCTTGTCTTGACCAATTAAGTCCTGTGCCTGCTGTATTGAATACATATGCAGAACCATCTGAACCACGTGTTAACCCGTGTGACGGAATTAGTGCAATACCAGTGTATCCTAAATTATTAATTTGTAAAGATTGAATAGAATCAATTGATTTTGTGTATGACGTAGCTTCTGTAAATTCTGAAGGTACGTTAATTGTTTCACCTGGATCTTGTCTGCGGATATAATTTTTATCACCAAACTTTTTATCAATTACTAAATCATCTTGTGTTAAACTTGTACCATGTACATTGTTAAAATTTGTAACGTCAGTGTTGGTTGTGCCTATGTTAGCAATAGCAACGCCAGCTGCATTCAATGGTCCACCTAGTGTTGGTGATGGGTCAGACTCTAATGAAATAGCATTTAGTTTAAGTATAAGTTTGCCATCTTCGGAAACATTTATACTAATTGTATCGACAGCCGCGGCATTTTCATCACTATCGGAGCCTAATTTTCTAACTTCAATTTCTGTGCCGTCTTGTGATACCATCGGCAAATATGCATCTACGCCATCGCCTTTAAACGGTGTTAAATCGTCGGGTGTGTCAGCAAGTAATGTAAAGGTAATCTGTCCGCCTTTACCTACTACTGCATATATCTCTTGAAAGTTTTCGTTTACCTTACGAAACGACTCTCTAATACTATCACCGGTTCCGTCATTACCTTCAATGCCGATATCTACTTCTTGTCTTGCCATTTTATTTTAGCTCCAAAATTTGTATATTGTCTTCTATGTTGTTGTTAAAATTAATACTCACACCGCAACCGCATGCACTTTGAGCGTTAGGATTGTTAATAACAAACTGTGTTTGAAATACGTCTCTCGAATAATCTATCTCACTACCAAACAAGTACATTAAACTTTCTGCGTTTACTACTAAGTTACCGTTACCTGTATTGATTATTTCGTCGTGAGTTCCAACTTTATCCTTTGCGATCATATCCCATTCGTATTCAAACCCTGCGCAGCCGCCGCCTTTTAAGCCTAAATGTACAGCAAACGTGTCTGGCTGTGCATTACATAATTCATTTACTTTGCTTTTAGCAGATTCTGTTATGGTCAATACGAACATCAATACTCCTGTTTAATATATTTATCGAATAGTTTTATAATCCGAATGTAACTAAGTATATGTATGTTCATTAAAGAATTTATTGTGCAAACCAGGCACGAAAGACAGTCTAAATTGGGTCATACACACCCCTACACACGCAATAAGACGTTTGTTTTGCTTAGATGTGATAACTGTGATACGGAGTTTGATAGGCCGCGAGGAAATATGGATCCAAAGCGACTAAGTAATAATTACTTTCACGTATGTAAGACCTGTGATAGTAAGAAATTTGCACAAAAAAAGGGAGTAGAACGCAAACAAGTTTGGAACATGAGTGCTAGTTCTGATCTCCCTATTAGTAAACTTTAGTCTACGTAACTTGCATTAACATAGCAACAGTCAGGACCTTCTTCTGAGTCTAATCCTTCTTTTGCATGTTCAAATACAGTTTTACACCAATCATCTCTATCGTAGGTGCTTACAACATCAACTATTGATATAGTTTGACCTGTTTCTACTTTAGTAATAGTAGCATTGTACAGTTCTTTAGTAACACCATCAGATATTTCTCTTGTGTTTTCAGATGTTTCAACAGTTAATGTATATTCTCTAGCCATTTATTAATCTTCTTTTTTCCAAATAGTCCAAGCGCCATATGCAATAGCACCGTATGCTACTAAACTTGCGATTGGTTTAAAAATTAAAAATGCTATGCCAGCGCCTATTAATACAGCACCGTCTAGTGTAGTTCTTTCGCCGAGTCTTTTTATAATCCAGTTTTTCATTAGTATTTGTATCCTCCCGGTTTAGTATTTTCTGTTGTTTTCATAGACTTTTTACTTTCAGGTAATTTTGTGTCTTTTTTAAGGTTAATAGGTTGGAATGGTTTCTTGTCAATTCTTAGTCCATCAATCTTTTCTAACGTTAATTTTTCTACCATAATTAGTCTCCTTGTAGTAATATTTATGTAAATACTCTTGTTAATTTATTAAAATGGAGAATTAATATGTTTAATTGGTTACGTAACCTTTTTTCGACCGAAGAGTATAGAGCACCTGAAAAGGCTCCAACTCCTGCTAAGAAAGCAGAAGCCCCTAAGCCAGCAGCTAAACCTGCAGCTAAAAAGGCGACTGTTAAGAAAGCAGACCTTGCAAAGTTAACTAAAGATAAACTTGAAGCATTTGCTAAAAAGGAATTTAAAGTTGATATTGATAAGAGAAAGAAAAAAGCTGACTTAGTTGATGAAGTATTTAAACTATCTAAGAAGTAGAGTTTAAAGAATTTAATCGATCGATACTAGATTCACAGCGAGCCAGTTTACGTTCTAAAACGTTAATTGCGCCTCGCTGTTTTCTTATCTGCTCTTCCAGGCTATTTACATAACGCTGTGTAGGAATTTGTTGTTCTGCGCCATCTTCTGATACCATTACGAAATGATCAACACCTTGTCCTTTAAGACCACCCGCTACGCGGTTAGGATTTTTTGTTGATGCTTTTTCAGGCGTTTTCGAGCTCTGGCTCTTGTTGCTGTACATTGTGTTTAAATAGCTCATAGTGTTCTAATTCCTCTTTGTATTTATATAAGTCAATACTAGCAAGATTCTTCATCTTGGATTCGCACATAATATCTGCGTATGGTAAAAAGCTCAATGCCCAGTCATTGCAACTCTGATTAGGATAGAAGTCACTGTGTGCTCTAAGTTTTGCTTTCTTGTAACCATTTGCTAGTAGTTGTGCCATCTCGGGTTTCAATACATGATCGAAGCCTTCGGGCAAGTGTTCGTTACGACTGTATGAATAATGTATCACAGGTCGTTCACCACGCCAGCTATCTATTACACGAGCAAATCTAGAGTCGGTGGGCCTAATGTATTCACCCTCACGGCACCAGTGGTGGTGTATGTCAAGTACGAGAGCGCATGTGTCGACGAGCTCAAGTGAGTGTTCGATACCCCATTTGTTTTCGTCATTCTCGATCGTGATCGTGTTTCTCGCTTCTGGAGAAAGTCTGTGGTCGACTGCATGTTTGATACCGGCTGGACCTTGGCGACCGCTGATGTGTACATTGCACTTAAAGTCTTGGAACTTCTTGCCGTATCCCATCCAGCGTATGACATCGGTGTGATATTCAAATTCTTCTATACTCCGTTCTACTATTTCTGGATTATCCGAAGCAAGGACCGTAAATTGGCCCGGGTGCATCGAGAGTCTAACATCGAGGGCTCTTGCTGTAGCGCCGACTTTTGCAAATTCTGTTTCACAGTATGCACGAACGTCAGGCTTACGCCAATAATAAGACCACTCATGCTGGGTATAAACAGGAAGTACATCACTACCAAGTCGGACCATTCTAAGTTGGGGAGGAAGACTTCCCACATATTCAATCAACCTTTTGTATGACGCAATGTTGTGGACCATAATGTCCCACAAGCGTTCTTCAGCAACATCACGTGTTTGCCTGTTGAGCCACTGTACTGTTGTGCTTTTAGTATTTAGCGGGCGTTGAATTTCTTCTAATAGTTTCTTCTTCTGTGTTTGGTCATCATGCATGTACTTACATGCAAAGCCTATACGTTTAAGATTGTTCATCTAGTAGTTTCCAAGTTTCTTTGTAGTTGTTTACATTATAGCACGATCCTAACTTGTTGTCAATGATCATTTTACTCAAAGGATAGTCATTTCCTGCTTTGTCCATTCTATCGCCAAAGAAGTGTAGTTCATCATTATGTTTAAAATCATCTAGTATTTGACTTTTGTTATAACCTTTAGGAGCAATATCAATGCCTGTTTCGCCACCTGGGCGAGCTTCTAGTTCAGGAAACAATTTGTTAAACGACTTTGCTATTTTGTTTCGTTCGTCTTCAAATGTATCATATGCTACATACCTTGCACGTTCTTCTGTATTAGCATTGCGGCCTACTATACTGTAATTTACCATACCCGGACGATGTTCAAAGTGTAAGCCCGAACGTATCGTAAACGGACTTTCTGTAAGTTTGATGCTTAACCATTCGTGTGCATCTTCAGGAAGTATCCAATGCGATGCTCTTATGTGTGTTTTACCTTCCCAGACATCACAGCCTGAACAGTTGTACACACGTTTTACTAAGTTGTATGTTGGTTCAGTAATTTGTTCTACTGTTTTAGACTTGTCGCTACCTGTAACAAGGTACACATTATTTACTAAACAAAATGTATTAAAGAACGCTCTAAACTGCAAGTCCATTTGTCCACGACTTGGTGTAAGTGTTCCGTCTACATCAAATATAAAATGCTTTTCTATTTCCAATTTTCTATCACCCATGGGTCTTGGCAATTCTCTGGATTAGGATCTCCATGAAAAACGCATACACAACATTCTACTCTAGGTACAACATTTTCTATTTCTTTAAATGTTCTATTACCTCTTACTCCGCCCGGAGCAAAGTCTTTAGATCTTCTAACTTCCCATTTCCAACTTTGTGTCCAACTGTCTGGATACAACATTGCCCCTTTTGTTTTGTGCGTAACATCATACAAGTAGTCTTGATCGCCAAAGAATAACTTTTGGTAGCTCTTTGGGTCCTTTTGATACTTGTCCCATACAAAGTCTAGTTCGCCTGTTTTAAATTTAACAACACTACTGTTGTACTTTTGATATCCTGGACGCATTGCTCTTGTGTAGTCTCTTACTGTACACCAATTATTAGGTTGCCAAGTTAGCAACTTATCTAAGTTGCCGCTAATAACAACATCTAAGTCTAGATAAAGTATAGTGCCTTTAATAGGCAAGTCTTTTGAAAACATGTAAGGCTTACACCACCAGCCAGCAAGGCCACTAGGTAAAGTTAATATTTGAATATTGGGGTCTAAGCCCATTGGATCGTCTGTAAGACAAGCAAACTTAAAGTCCAGCGTACAATGACGCTTACACATATTGTATAACTTGTTTACATAGTCAGGACTATATTTTGTGCCATGTTTCAAACACAAAATATAATAGTCCTGCGGAATAGTAGCTAAGTGTCTTTGGGCTTTTGCTTCTCTACGCTCTGCCTTTATTCTTAACCACTCTTCCTTAGTATAGTGACTTTTATCAATCTTTGCCATCGGCAACAGACATCTTTTGAGTTGTGTATGGAGTATAGATTGCTGAGTTTGCGCCATGCTCTGCACACTCTGCACTTTCGCACCAACAACGTCCGTCACTAATTTCTCTAATAAGTTGATCAGCAAACTTCCATGCGTGATATGCAAACTTCTCACAACCAACACCGTCAAAAGTTCTAATTTCTGCTAGACCTTTTTCTTCTAGTGCTTTAAATGTTTCTAGTTCTGGATCTGCAATATCAATTGCTGTCTTATGATCAAAACTATCTTCAAGCCAAGCCTTTAACGGTTTCAATCCACCAAAGTCAACAGCCCAGTTTTTTTCGTCTAGGTCTGAACACCCAAACACAAATTTAAACTGTAAACTATAACCATGAAGTAAGTGACAATGTGAATGCATTGCTTTTGGTTGACGGAACACCGCTGATAGTCCGATGTTGTGTCCATATGTTTTTGTACTGTAATATGCCATAATAATTTTCTCCTATAAAACGGCGGAGTATTTAAAGAGGGTCGACGTGTAAGTCCTCATTGTTTAATTATACGATATATTACTTAGTTTGTCAAGAGAAACATTAGGGTAATTCCAGGCTTTTTGCATTTTTTCATGTAATTCATACACTACAAAGTTAGTTTTTGCATAACATTCAAATACTTTGCCTATTTGATGTATCCAGTAACGAGGATCTACAGCACGTTTATCTGCTCGATCATAGTTTCTAGTGTCTTTGTATATGTTGTTTACTTTTGATGTACTACTGTATTGATCAAAGCCTATCAAATGAACAGTTTCATTTTTTGCCTTTTGAGCGGCAATAAGGACAGCATAAGGACCACTACCCCATTGAAATGGTTCGTCCCAACGTTCTTCGCCTTTGTAGGGCAAGTCAGGTAGTTGTCTTATGTTAGTGTGTTTCTTGTACCTTGGAAACCAGTCATACCTAGTATAAACTCTAGTGTCTTGGTTAACGCCTCTTTCAATAGATTCTTCAACCATACGTTTGTCTACACAAACAAGGTGATCCATTTTATAGTCTCTCATAATTGCATTACACCCTACCTTAGGGCCATAACAAAGTGAGACATCAAAGCCTTGACGGCTTTCGCCGTTTCCGAATACGTACATGTAATTATTTAGTTTTAAGGTCTTTGTTTAACTTACCTATCTCATTTTTAAGTTGGTTAAAGTTTTGTTCGACTTGTGTAGTCATGTCTATCATGTAAACAATTTTAGTAATTGCCCACCACCACCAAAATACACTAGTGGTTACAAAAGTGACTACTACAGCAATACTAGTTGCTCCTAGTATTGTATCTGAGCCTATTAAAATTTCGCCTATAAGAACTGCCAATGCAACGAACGGTGCCGTCCATGCTGCATATGACCAGTATGATGCCTCACGCAATGTTTTATCAATTTTTTTCATAATACTCCCTTTCTAAAATATAAACTATACTTTAGCATTATTATTTATTTGGGTTCTTTGGAAAGTTATGCAGTAATATTTCTATGAAGAAATTTGCCCAAAGGGCTTCCATTCTCCAGGCGTGCCTTCTCTTATGCACACCCAACCTATATAACCTGTAGGTTTAGGATCATCATTCCAAACAATATCGCCTTTACGGTATTGTCCTTCTGTTGGTGTTCCTTCTCCTACTTGAAACTTTTTATTTTCAAATCTTATAGGTCCTGCAGTTGCAAAACTAGTATCGTCTGCAACTTGGTTTACACCTACGCCTAATTTGCCGTGGACAGTAACTTTTGCACTGTCTCCGCCTTTAGTTCCGAAGTGTACTTTACCATTTGCTGATAACGTAATGCGGGGAGTATCATCTGTGATGATTTCTAAATCGTGTGTTGTGTATGTACCAATCCTAACTTCAGGTTGATCTACATCTACAACAAATTCTGAATCAAAGCCCATTACACCTATTGCACCGTTTGGTGCATCTGTGCCTAAGCCTAGTCGGTCTGCATCAGCGTTCCAGAATAAATGCTGACTCAATGACATATTACCTTTTACTTTAAGTTCGTTTAATACGCCAAGTTGTTTTAAACTACTTGTCTTTACATCAGGACCTAGTGAGTCCTTGTTTAACACATAGTTGCCGTTTACAAAGTATGCAGCATCTGCATGTAGATCAATAGCATCACTACTCCAAAGTCTATCTGGATTAGGTCTATATACAAGTTGTTTAGTTGGTCCTTCCTTTTGGACCCAAAGCAATCCTTTATTGTAAATGTTGCCGTCAGCATCATTAAACTCTAATGGTCCAGAACGTTCGTTTCTGACATCTGCTGTAACTTCATCAACATGTAGTTTCTTAGCATATATTTCGCCATCAACTTTAAGATCGCCTGATACGTTAGTTTCGCCGACTAATGTTTCTACATCAATAGTATCAGTAACAATGCCATCATCGTTTACAAATACAACTAGTCTGCTGGATTCGTCTTTAATACCTGTGCTTGTGAACTTCGTTATAGTTCCACCTTGAATTAAATCTCCACTAAGACTGTTAAGTGCTAGTTTCGATATATCAGGCGTTTGGTCAACTTCAGCGAGTGCGTTGACTACTTCTGCTAGTATTGGTAGTCCGTCTACAGCTATGCGAACTTTATTGGGATCTAATTGCTTCATGTAAGTATTTATCAGATTACCTTGAGTAGTATGATTTCCGCATTAATGCGTCCATTCAATTTTGTGTCCGTTGTTTTGATATCATCAAGGTACTTACGTAGTGCTACTTTACCAGCAGATTTGAACTCTTTTAGTTGTTCTTCTGGCTTACGTAGTGTTTTCTGTATGCTTTCATCTTCATGATAACCTATGATTGTAGTGCCTTTTACTTGTAGTCCACTACCTGGGCGTTGCATCTTTTGCGGATCAGGGTCTTTAGCAACATACTTGCCTATCTTACGTGTTTTACTGTTAAACACCCAAAGCTCGTTTGCGTATATAATGTCTGCAGGATTAATACTAACAAGTCCGAACTTATCATCTTGCTTCTTAAACTTGAGCTTTTGTACTAATTTTTCAGCACTGTACACTTTAGCCTTACGTGGCCTACGTGTTGCTTTTGCACTTTCAATAACCATGTCACATGATGTCATTATCTTTTCTAATGCTTTGAGCAATAACGCCATTTGTTTCTTAGATCTATGATCGTAACCTTCTTTAAGTTGTGCCCACATATCAGCTTCTTGCTCATCCATCTTCTTTAGTTTTGCTGGTGTAGGCATATTGTGCCATTCAACTACTTCATCTATTTCTGCTTTATAGATGTCTTTAATTTTTCTAGCATGTGCTTGTGACACTTTCTCTTTAATAAAGTGTACATTAATATCTAAACTGTCTATTTTAAAATCGTCTGGATCATTAATAAATCCGTCTAGCCAAAGATCAATAGCTTCGCATGTCACATGAGCCTGCATCAGAATACGATCTTGAATCGTTAGTACTGGCTTTGCAAGAGTCTTTGCTTCTACTTCTTGTTCTTCTTTTTTCTCTGCTATTACTGTTTTACCAATTTCAATACATTTAGCAATAGAGTTACGTAAGAATCTATCTACACCACAAGTTAGTTCTCCACTAGTGCCCGGCAAACTTAGCCAGTGATCTGCTTCTTTCTTGTTCAGTCTAGGTGCACCTTTGGTATCCATTCGTGCTACAATGCCTGCTGTAACACTTAACGCATTATTGGGTGCGGCTTTAACAGCCTTAATATCGTCTTTAGAATATTCATTGTCAGTCATCCACTTAGGAACGTTAGCATACAAGTCTACTGGCTTGAAATGCTCGTAGTACCAAGAGTGTACATACCGACGATGTCTATGTAGTGCTTCGCCTGTCCATTCTTCCCAGCCTTCCCAATCCGGCTCTTTAAGTTTGGCTCCTCGTTGTATACGTGGTGCGGCCCTAGGCTTCTTTCTTTTAGTTTTTGGCAATGCCATTTTTCTAGTTCTCCAAAAATGCTGTTACAAAAAGTATATATGCTTTAACGCAAAAAGTCAACTGTTTATTAGTCTTAAATATGTTAAATGCTTGTCTTCAAACAGTCCTGTTACTTTTACTTTATATCCCATTGAGTGATCATCAGGGTAAATGTGGTATTTTAACTCATTACCGTGTTTCATTGCCCACTTGCCTTTTGGAGTCTGTTGCCATTCGTATATTGCGGGCGAAACGTAAAGGTCGGGGTCTTCCACATCCCCCATTGCAAAGGTGTGTAAGACAAGCCGTTCCATTACTTAGATAGGTCTTTGATGATTTTTTGTTGTTCGTCTTTGAAGTCTTGATAACGTGAACGAACTATGTCTTGCGTAAGATCAATAAAGATTAATACTGGTGCAAGGAAAAATAAATCTTCATGAACAAATATGGCACCTAAAATTGCAATCGCGAAATATGCTAACATTCGTTTTGAATAAGGTTGCATATCAGTGAAGTTCCATTTAAGGAAGTACATAATCTTTTTCATTATATCTTCTCTCCGGGCTCAAAGCCTCTAAAAGTTTTAAATCTTGGAAAGCGTAAACTATATGTTCCGTCTTGATTTTGTGTAATAGCGTCAGCTCTTACTTCTACAAGTTGACCTGTGATACTAGTGCGACTATTCCAAAAGTCGTCACGATTAGCATCAGTAAAGCCACTACCGACATTAACATTAATTTTCTTTCCGTCATCAACTCCTTCACAAACAAATGCACCAAGTCGACCTTCATTTCGTCCTGTTCCTTCTTCGACATTTTTAACCTCTAATGTTACCTCAATGAACGGCTTTGCTTTAAGCCATGCATGAGTTCGTTTACATTCATAAGGAGCATCAACGTCCTTAATCATAACTCCTTCGTAACCACCGTCTACAGCCGCTTTATTTAACGCTACAAAGCGTTCTTGGCCTTCAGGTGTGTCCAAGTCAACATCTTCCCAATCCAACGCTTGTACGTGCTCTAAGACGTCTGCATGGTCTTCTACCCAATGCTTGGTAATTTGACTTCTAAAGCTCTGTGGCTTATCCCAACTACCAGCATTAAAACATCCTAAGGGAATAGTATCAAACAAATGCAATACAGCATCCGTAGTTTGCTTACCATCTTTACGATGTACTTGTTTCATAAGGTCTTGGAAGTTAGCACTCATTACCTCTCCATCTAATACTAGAGGATAAGGTACAGGGTGGTCTTTAATTACTGTTTGTATTTCTTCAATGATGTGTCCGAAGTTGTGAAACTGTTTACCATTACGACTAAACATTTCTACTTTGTTGTCACGGATGATAGTAATAACTCTTACACCATCTAGTTTGATTTCAATTTGTTTCTTACCAACCATCTTCTTTTCATGCTTGGCCGAGTCATGTGCTAGGCTACATGTAAACACAGGAACAGTACCTGGTGCTACTTTGTTAACAGTCCTTTCGCTCATTCCGCATCGTAAGTCTTTAATTAAGATACGTCTGTAAAAGCCATTCCACTGTTCTGTAGTAGCAACACCCATTGCAAGTTCAATTGCATCACGTGCCGCATGTCCTGTTAGTTCACGATTGGCAAGTTTATCAGCAAGCTCTTTAAACACTGGCCACGAAAGACCTTGTCCGGTTAGTACGTCTGAACGCTCAGGTACTTGCTTAACACCAAAAGTAACAAGAGCATCAAGTGCCATTGTAATACCTTCAAAAAACTCTGGAACACCTTCTTCAAGTGCTTCTTTTAGAATTGCTTGTTTAGCCAGCTTACTATTGTCCGCTTCTAACTTAGCGATTATATCTTGTGGTTGTGTTCTCATATTTGTTTGCCCTCTGTTCCTGTTACTAAGTACATTTTCTTTATTATAGCATCGACATCAACGGATGTCAAGAAGCCTTTTACCGTATCATTATCATTAGTAATGCCAGGTAGTTCTTCTTGAAAATCACCTTTGTATACAGCGATTTCATACAGTCCTTCTTCACCGCCATATGAAACTTCGTTCTTTACAATACTTAACACGTATCCGCCAAACTGTACTTTTGATTGTATTCCTATTGGATTTATTGTTTGAATAAACTCTAAGTCTTTATATGCTGAAATCATAATCCATTGCCCTTTCTACTCTTTCGTTAATGCCTGTACTGTGCTTACACTTACCTCTAAAAGTAAAGCCAGTACAGTCACATGTAAAACCTTTGTCTGTAAGTTCTACACTATATTCATTATCTTTAGAACCTTTTACAGGCCAAACAGTACCTACCATCCAATGACCTTTAGGCTTGAAATAAGCAGGCTTCAAATACTTCTCTTGAAACTTACTCATTTCTTCACCTGGTTCTTTGCTATTGTAACCAACTTAGGATCTGCTTTTGTTAATACTTCTAACAACAAACGCTTTTCTTCTAAGTACAATTTTGCAAACTTAGGGTCATGTGCAACAATACTTTCAGTGTTGTCGATCATGTCTGCTACTTTTACAGTTTGTACATCAGCTGGTGCTTGGCTAAGTCTAACACGGTCCTGTGCCTTACGTGCTTTACGATTAGGACCACCTTCTACCTTTGGTGGATCACTTAACGCAACAACCATATCTGCAACGTCAGTGCCAAATGCTTTCTGGATGTCTTCTTTAGTGATATGAGTATCTTCAATGACATCGTGTAACAACGCAGCCGCCAAAACTCGCTCGTCTTGTACAACTGTGCTTACAAGGTTCATTACTCTGATGGGGTGTGTTACGTATGGTTCGCCGGTGTATTTACGGAGTTGTCCAATAGCACCGTGTGCCGCAGTAGCGAACAACTTTGCTTTTTCAACTAATGTCATGTGTGCCTCTATCTGTTTGCCTAATTTATGTATATATTATAGCAAAGAAATAGAGTCTTGTCAACCGGTTTTGGAAGAAAAATGGTGGAGCCGGAGGGGATCGAACCCACGACCTATTGGTTGCAAACCAATCGCTCTCCCTACTGAGCTACGGCCCCACTCTAAAAATGGAGCTCGGAATAGGATTCGAACCTACGACCTGAGGTTTACAAAACCCCTGCTCTACCAACTGAGCTATCCGAGCGTTAACTACTTTACTTATGAAACAGCGCCTGCATCTGCTACAGGTCCTGAATCGTCTTCATCACTTACTGCTTTTGTTGCTGCAATGTCAGCGGCTGTAAACTTTACGTCTTTGCCTGCAAGTTTCATTTCAAGTTCTGCATTTAGTACTTTAGCAAGACTACCTGGTCCTTCCCAAATGTCATTCATTACTTCGTTGATCTTATCCAACGGAATACGTCTGACTCTGTACTGTCCGAAATGGTGTTGTAGAAAACCTAGCAATACTTCAGGAATTTTACGATGATCTGTAAACGCCCATGTTCCGTTGAAACCGTTTACAGTATAAGGATTATCAATGTCCTTATTCATCTTTTCAATTCTATCTTGGGTAATACCTTGTATATCTAACATAACTTCTCCGAGTGTGTTTAAAAAGTATATTATACTATCAATTGGTCGGTGTGTCAACCTTTCTGCTGTGGCGGAGAGTGAGGGATTCGAACCCTCGATACGTTTCCACGTATGCACCCTTAGCAGGGGTGTGCTTTCGACCACTCAGCCAACTCTCCGTTTAATAAGTATACTCCCAGTTTATCAGCCTGTTGCATCAGCTATACTGTATGCAGAGTATACTTAACTTGGTAGCCCGTAGGAGAATCGAACTCCTGTTGCATGGATGAAAACCATGTGTCCTAACCACTAGACGAACGGGCCAAATTATTTGGCAGGCGTGTAAGGAGTCGAACCTTAGCTTGCGGTTTTGGAGACCGCCGTGCTACCATAACACTTCACACCCAATGTAACTAATATACAGTCAACCTTCTTTAGTGTCAACCACTTTTTCTACTTTAGTTACTCTTTCATACTTAAAACTTCTCCACCCATTTGCATTAACGTCCCATACAGTAACATTGCCTTCTTTACTAGGCTTGTCTGACTTTGGATGATTGGCTTCTGGAATGACATCAAACGACTTCGTACATGTCATTACTCTTTCGGCACCATCAAGTTTGTTAAATGTTACAACAAGTGTTGTTTCTCTAAGAGTTTTGTTTAGATCTTCCTCTGTAGGAATACCTTTCTTATCAGCGACGAATTGTTTGAGCTCGTCTACTCGCATTGCCGCGGCACTCATAGTTCCTCCGCAATACCTAATACTTCAGCAACAAGCAACCCTAGGGCCATGTAGCCCCAAGCGCCTGTAATTAGAGCAACAGTGCATCCTGCGATACGTGTTGCACTTTTAACAAGACTTATATAAAAGTGCTTCTTACTTACATCTACTGGTTCAGCCATTATCTTTTCTCGACTACTTTATCGGCAAGGCCCCATTCAACAGCTTGTTCAGCTGTAAGGAACGTATCAAACTTCATTGTTTCTGCCATTTCTTCATAAGTCTTACCTGCTGTGTTATGTTTTACATACAACTCTGTAAGACGCTTGTTTACTTTCTTCGACTCTTCAAATGCTCGAATGTTATCTTCCATTTCAAGCTCTTGCACATACACACTGCCGCCTGTACCTCGTGTACCTGAACTTACTCTGTGAATCATTGTACGTGACTCTGGCAGTACTACACGCTTGCCTGCTGTGCCTGCTTGTGCTAGGAACGATCCCATTGAACATGCTTGGCCCATTACAATAGTACGTATGTCGCACTTGATGTATTGCATAGTGTCATAGATAGCCAATCCTGCTGTTACAGCGCCACCGGGCGAGTTAATGTACAAGTTAATTACTTTATCAGGATTATCTGATTCTAAAAACAATAGTTGTGCTACAATGAGGTTAGCCATACTATCCTCTACTGGACCGTTAAGCATAATAATGCGATCCTTCATTAGGCGACTGTAAATATCGTATGAACGTTCGCCGCGACTTTCCTGTTCTACTACCATAGGCACTAAGGGCATATTATTCTCCTGATACTTGGATTAGTGGACGAGTTATTGAGGTATCATTGTAATCACCATCTTTTCGATACTCGCGTCTTGTGATATACTCAGTTAACATGCCACCTGGCTTAACCCGTACTGTTTTGACTTCTCTATAAAGAACACCTTCAATGTCCTCTACTAGTGCGGCACTAAACGGTCCGTCCATTATTTCTACTTTCTGTTTACTCATTAGTATCTCCCTTTAATGTTGCGTCCTACTGGTCCTGAGGAAGTAAACTCCATTCCGTGGGCATTACCTACAAAGATTTTGCCATTCCAACGCATGTGTATTTTGTTACCTGCTATAAAAGCATCTAACGATTGTTTATCTTTAACATTATCAACTTCACACTCAACTTCTTGATCATTGCGTGTGTTAATTAATATTGCTGTTTTTTCATATATTGTATTCATTTCATTCCCATTAGTTTACAATTTAAAACAAAGTTCTCTACAAGTAGTTTAACAATAATTGCGCCATCTGTCAAGTGATTTCTTTCCATTTCTAACACATGGGCCGCCATCATTATATAGGCTTGGTCTTCTGTAATACTTAGATCACCCCAATCAATAGGATCCATCTTCTCGCCTTCCTTAGCAAGTATTACTAAATTGCGTATTGCTTCGTCGTCTACTTCAAACATATCTGTCATTAGTGTCCGGCCTCTATTCGTTTCATCATGGTCTCATTCCTTTCCTTGTAAACTCTTTTGCTCTTTTAATTTGATCTTTATGTGTGAGCTTAGTATTAGCAAGAAATGCTTTCCATTCATTAAGTAGTTTTTTATGTTCTTTTGCCATTATGTTAAGCTCGTTACTATGTTCATCATTACTGCTGTTCCACTTATAGCACTACCTATCATGATCGCTCTGTCACCCCATGCCATGCCTACAAACACCCAGCCACAACTGCTGAGTACATATGCTACTTGTCCAAACATTGTAAAGCCTGCACTTATACAAAATACACCTATTACAGCGGCTACCATACTAAACCATTTAACATACCAGTCAGGTGTTCCTGTTGGAGTAGTAGGAGTAAGTTCTTCATTCTCTTGTTGTAGTTCTGCAAGTTCTTGTTTTAAACGTTTCTTCTCTTTAGACAGTTCCATCGCAAGATTGCGAGCTCTACTTTCAGAAGAGACTTCCTTGTATATTTCTTGTGTTGTAGTATCGTCTAAATTTTCCAAATCAATCCCAGAGGTTTTCATAATATTTTCCAAATAACTTAAATCCGTTTGTCATTCGTTCTTGGTGTGCTAACAGGCCTTCGTTGTCTGTCCATTCAAAGTGTCCGCTGAAGACTCCATCTTCACCATCTATGTAAGGACCGTAATAATCTTCTTCCCAATGATCTCTGCACTTTTGTTCAAACGCCCAAATCATTTCATCCATAATGTCATCCCACTCGTTTTCGCCAAGTAAAGCAGGATAGCCGTGATTAGTTTCTTTTAACTGTTTAAGCATAGGAAGTATAATAGGAGCAAGTGTATGATCCATACTCCAAGTATCATGTTTGTCTATACGTATGCTAACCTTTTGCTTACGTCTGTCAAACCATATCCAGTTGAACATGTCGTATACATTTTGTATGCCATCATCAATTGCTTGAATCACAAAGTCTTCGTGGTCCCAAAGCATTTCGTCTGGCCAATTGTATTCATACTTTTTGTTCATAAAGTTAGAGTGTATACTACACATTAATCTAGTAGGAAATTTACCAATTTTAACTTTCATCAATTTTCCTCCATACTTCTCTATACATACAAAATCTAGAATGTCCGTCATCGGTCATGTACGTAAATTGCATAGACAGAAGTTGTTCTACTACGCCTTCGAACTTTCCGTTTAAAGTACAAGTGTGTTCTATTCTATCGCCTACTTCAGGTGCTTTAGCCATTTAATTCTATTCCCATTCCCTCTTTTCTTCAATAGCAAATTGGATAGCCTGATAGTAATCGGTGTTTTCGTCATCCATGTGTGCAAAGTAAAGTCCTGCACGATCCATTAGTTCGTGTATCTTTGAGTCTGGTTCTAAATGAGCTCTAGGATGACTTTCCATAAGGGCTTGAATCTCATCCATAATACCATTTAGCTTTTCTTGTATCTTGCTCAATGTATTGTTTTTCCTATTGTTTCATCTTCTTCGTCGTTTGGATCTATACCAAACACACCTAAGCAAATTTCTGTAATTGTTTCAGGTACAAGATCATCTTCTTTTCCGCTTGGAATAAACAACCCTTTGAGGTTACCTGTTTTACCACAGATGATCAATCCATAATCATCTTCATCTAGTGAATCTTCAAAACCTATATAATTATCATCATGCATCATAGTGTTCCACCATATCCTCTAACTTGTTAATGTAAAACTTTCCATTTTTTACACGCATAGCAACAGCGCCGCCACTACTTTTAATATATTGTCTTCCACCGTCAATCATT